AAAGCCCGTACTTATCAGAAGCCAGCCCTTGAAGAGTGGGGTCAAGCCGTCGACCGTCTTGTGCGGAAATGGCCGGTGATGTAATGGCAGTCGGCAAAACCTTAACCGTTTACCTTGCGGCGGATCTGAAAAAGTTCAACACCGGCATGGCGCAAGCGCAAGGCGGACTCAAAGGATTCAGCAACTCACTGAAGAACATGCTCGGCCCCGCCTTAATTGGAGCAGGGCTAGCACTAGGCGCACTTGCGACGAAAATGGCCGTCGACGGTGTTAAGGCCGCGATGGACGACGAAGCCGCGGTACGCAAACTCGCAACCACAATGGAGAACCTAGGCTTAGCCCACGACACGACAAAAGTCGAAGCCTATATTTACCAGCTTGAGCGTTCCCTAGGCGTGGCCGACACCGAACTACGCCCCGCTTATGACCGTCTCGTGCGGGCACTAGGTGACACGGAAAAAGCACAAGAGGCCCTCTCACTATCTTTGGACGTTTCGACAGGATCAGGGAAAAGCCTCGAAGCCGTCACAGACGCGCTCGGTAAAGCGTACGAGGGAAACATCGCTGGACTTTCACGACTCGGAGCGGGTATCGACGCGGCCACAATCCGAACCGGGGACATGGACGAAATCACCCGGGTGCTCTCGGACACGTTCGCCGGGCAAGCGGCAGCCAGTGCCGACACTCTCGAAGGCCGTATTAGGGTACTGAAAACGGGCACGGATAACCTCGCCGAAGCATTTGGGAAAGGCCTTCTGACAGGTGTTAAAGACGCGACCGAGGGTACTGGCGACCTAGTTAAATCCATGGAAAAACTCGAACCAGCACTAGAGGACGCAGGCGAAGCGGTCGCGGATCTCGTGGCCCTCGTGGCAAAACTTTACGACGGGTTCACGTTCCTCTCAGACCTTGAGGACACGCTCACCACTAAGACCGGACTACTCGGTGACGCATACGGGTTCCTCACTAACATGCTCAACCCGCTAGCCGGAGTGTTCGACGCGCTCGATATGGTCATGGGTAACACGACCGATTCGGCTTACCGAGCATCACCCGCCATGGAAAGCCTCGGTGACGCGGCAGCCGACGCCGTCGGCCCACTAGCAGACATGGCCGTAGCCACGGACGGCGCAACGAAATCGTTACTCGACTACGCGATAGCGACAGGTCAAGTACCCGAAAAAGCAACCTGGGGCCAGCGTTTCGACATCGCTGAAATGCTCGCAAACATTGGGCGCGTCACAACAACCACCACAACGGCTACACAAAACTACGGCACGACCGTTGAGGAAGTCAGCGCGAAACAACAAAAACTAATCGACCTTAACGCAAAAGTGTCCGACTCATATTCCACCACGGCCGACAAACTCAACACCCGCATGGAGAAACTCAACGAGAACCTAGGCATCCTGCAATCCATGCAAGACAAACTCACTGCCGGCCTCGACTTAGCGGCGGCGTTCGAGGGCCAATTCGATGAAGCCGGCAAAGCGACAGGCGTGAGCCTCCTCGAAGGATTCAACAAACAAATAGACCAAGCTAACTATTTTGGTGAAGTCCTCAACGCGATCAAGGCCCAAGGCGCAGACCAGTCACTAATCGACCAAATAGCATCCTTAGGGCCGGTTACGGGCGCGGCCCTCGCAAAGCAAATGATCGACGACGGGCTAGTGACCACGCTTAACGACAAGTGGATGACCGTTCAGGAAACCACTAAAGGTCTCGCTATGGGTCTCGTACCCGAGTTTGTGTCCGCTGGGATCGAGTCCGGTGCGGCTGCTATTGACGGGCTAGCAACACAACTAGCCAAAGAGGGTAAGCGGCTCACGAAACTCGGTAAACGCATGGCTAAGCCGGTCGGGTCAGCGTTCAAGTCCCAACTAGCGAAAGACATCGCCGAAGCGATAGCGAACGTCGAAGCGGCAGGGTCAGCGGCCCGCGCTAGTGCGATAGCGAAAGCCGAAGCACGAGAAGCGGCAGTCACACAGCAGCAAGTCGCCTTGGCTATTGGGAACATTATTAGACAGTCCGATGCCCGGTCAGGGACACAGGTCAGTCCGGTGCTCGCATGAGCGAGAACATTACGATAAGCCTCGCCGGGTCACCCGTCGACGTCGCTAACTTCGACTTTCAAGTGTCAATAAGTCACGGGCGAGCCGACGTTATGGCGTCCCCTACAGCGTCAACATGCCAAATAGTGTTGCGAGGAGCGGCAGGCCCCCAACTTGAACTGACGGACGAAATCGTAATAACGTCCCATAACCTGCCACGGTTCACCGGCAAGATCAGTGACCTTGACGTGTCTTTCATAGCAACGGAACCACCCCAGGCAATCACGACTATTACCGGCATGGGCTACCTTGCAGACCTTGGATATGTTGAAGTGGGCGCGTCCGGATGGTCGCAGGAAACCGTCCGGCAAAGGGCCGAAGAAATCCTCACCGCCAGCGGCTTGGCGTATCTCAACGGCGGTGATCCGGATATCACCTTGCATTCACTATCAGCGGGTAACGCGGAACCTTCCACGGCACTCGACGGTCTCGCTAGTCTCGCCCAATGGTCAGGCGCGACGTATTACGACGACCCGCAAGGGCGTATCGTGTTCGAGGACTACGGCAACCGAGGCGTTACAACGTTCGCCGGCACATGGTCGAATCAAGCCGGCACGTGGGCGGCCACCGGGGGCACGTGGGAATCCTTCCCACTGACCATAGCCGGGTTCACCCTCGACGTCGACGGAGTCGTATTCAGCCCGGTATGGTCGAAAAGCCTAGGCTCGGTCATCAATGACGTCACCGTTGTTTATCATTCCGGTGGTGGTGGCGGTCACAACGCGACAGGTGAAGTGAATCAAACAGACTCGGCCTCGATTACTGCTTACGGGCGTCGCGAATACCGTTTAGAGACCGAGATCAAAACCTCGACAGATGCCACAACGAGAGCCGCCAACATTATTACGGCGCAAGCCAACCCATTATGGAACCTTGGACAAGTCAGCATTCTTGCCCACGAATTATCCGAAACCGACCTAGATAAAGTCTTAAAGCTCGTATCCGGTGCGCTCGTAATCGTGACGGGAATGCCATCGACCGGGCCGTACGCGGAGTATAACGGCATAGTGGAAGGCTGGACAGACTCGTATAACAACGGTCAACACGTCCTAACACTGTCATTATCAGACCCGCGATTTAGTTACCAAATGCTAGAGTTTGGTGAAGTGACGGGCACAGTAACGTGGGCGGATGTTGGCGCGGACGCTCAATGGTTTGAAATTGTCACTAACGACGATCTGATAGGAGTATAGACATGGCAGTAACAGCACCGGGAAGCCCGTACGTGGAGTCAAGCGACTTGGTCGCGAATTACCCTGGGGTCTCGGAATCTTTAGCCGAACGGGTAGACCTAGTCGGCGTTTTGCCGTTCGCAGATTCGACAGCGAGAGGCACAGCGTTACCGAGCCCGACAGACGGGCAGTACTCGTACTTGCAGGACACTAACGCAACGGAGTATTACAACGGCAGCGCATGGGTGGCGGCAGGCGCCACCCCCGGGCTAGTGCATATCAACACGACCACGTTTAGTGCCGTGTCGAGTGTGTCGCTGGATAACGTGTTTACGAGTGATTACGAAAATTACAAAATAATGATGTTTTCCACCAATTCAGTCCAAGCGCTGCTAAACTTTAGATATAGAGCATCCGGCACTGATAACTCTGGGGCGTTGTATTACATGCGCGGAGTCAACCAAGGCGCAGTTACTACAACCGAAGCAAACCTCGTCACTTTGCACGAAATTATCCAAACAGGAATTGAAACCACATCCTTCACAATGGACTTGTTCAACCCGCAAGAAACCAAGTTCACATCCAATGCATACATTGCGGGATCTTTGGCCGTGGGAATCCTCGGAATGTATAGAACAGGAAGCGGAACTTATGGCGCGACTACAGCTTTTGATGGCTTTACATTATCGTTGTCTACTGGAAATATGACAGGTACTATCCGCGTCTACGGCTATTCGAATGGGGCATGACATGAGCGTGATGATTGTGAACGCCGCTACGGGTGAAGTGGTGGAACGTGACCGCACACCAGCCGAGCAAACACAGTTCGAGGCGGATCAAACTGCAGCGGCGGAAGCCGAAGCGGAACGCGAAGCCAAAGCCGCCGAAGCCGCGGAAGCGATAGCCGCCGCTATCGAACACGCTAAAAGCCTCGGCTTCACGGACGCGATGATTGCCGTTATGTACCCGAACCTAGGAGCCTGACATGTCGAAAATCGATGAAGAACTACACACCGACACAGCACCCGAAACCGAAGCAAAACCGGTAAAAAAAGCGACACCAAAACCGGCCAAACCCGCCACACAGACAGACCGAGCACGGGCAGTAGTCCGCGCCAAACTCAAAGGCTAACGCGTGGACGTCGGCGACATCGTAGGAATCGTGGCAACATGCCTCGGAATCCTCGCCGTCATGGGCACTGGCCTAGTGTGGCTAATCCGTAACGTGGTGCGAGACGAAATCAAAAAGGCCACCATGCCAATTCAACCAGGCTACCGGAACGGCGGAGAATCACTCGCCGACCTCGCCCAGAAAGTCGACCGGCTCATAGCACGAATGGAGAACACACAATGATTAAGAAATGGCTTGCCGAAACGTGGGAAGGTTCCCTCGTGAAGATTGCAAGTGGAGCTGCACTAGGCGCGGTACTCTCGTGGCTTATGACTGCGGACGTTCACCCGCTTATTGTGGCTCTCGGTGCCGCAGTCATTCCGGTAATCATTAACGCGCTTAACGGTGACGACCCTCGATATGGAAGGCACAGTAATGGCGAAACTCTGTAAAGGTGGTGCTCGCCTACGAGACCAGATAGATCACAGGTGGCCTAAGCGTTCGAAGCGTAGCGACGGCTGGATAGGGGACAGCGACCATCAAGCTCGAAAATCTGACCACAATCCGAACAAAGCCGGAATTGTTCACGCCATAGACATCGATGAGAACATGGGGAAAGGGAAGAACCGTAACGGGCGCACAGCCCGGATACTCGCTAACCAGTTGCTCGACTACGGATCATCAAATCTACCCGGGGCTAACCGGCTGAAATACGTTGTCTACGAGAACCGGATCGCGTCCGGTACGTACCGGAAAACGTGGTTTACATGGCGGCACGGCAACTGGGGCCACACAGCCCATATTCACGTTTCCTTCACGAGCTACGCAGACCGCGACGGGTCAGTATTCCCACTTCCAATCTTGACGCGTTCACCGATCAAAAAAGCACGGTGGACACGCGACCTTCGGAAAGCACGAAAAGCACGCACATAGGCGGTACTCTGACACCCGAAAGGGGAACACATGACCGAATATATTAAACCCGGCGAAGCCGCCGAACTACTCGGAGTAAGCCGGGACTCAATTAGACGCTACGCGGACGCCGGCCACATTGACGCTATTACCACACCGGGCGGACAACGAAGGATCGACCGGCACAGCGTAGAAACCTACACGGGCAAACGAACCCGGATAAGTAGCACCGTGACCGTGATTGAACAGCCGTGCTAGGCGAGATTGTGTTGTGTGCGGCACTAATAACCGCACCGGCTTGCGTGGCTAACTCCGATCAAGCTAAAGACTGGAAAGGCCACGAGCCTAGCCTGTACACCGGGAAGCATTACCACAAGAAATGGGCACAGGTTCGCAAGTGCATAATGCACAGGGAATCCCGGTCTAACTATAGGGCCAGATCGTCGATTAGTACGGCATCCGGCGCCTATCAGTTCCTAGATTCACAATGGCGGGTAAGCCTCACTTGGATGATGCTCAAAGAATCAAAAAGCTCGAAGGATGGTTTAGCGGCGGACATTCGCGCATTACGGGAAAAGCCGATACAAAAATGGAACCGGTACTACCAAGATCGAGCCTTCTACACAGCCTGGGACAATGGAAGGGGTGCGGATCATTGGAACCTAACCAGACACGGATGCTGACCAGCTACCACGTTTTCGAGATGAATGACTTGGACGTGCATGGGCAAGTGCTTATCGTGCTTAGGGACGGTAAACCGACTCTAAGTTACCGTGAGTTTACGTCGCATAGATGGAGCCCTGAAATTATGCCTAACACGCCGAATCCGTGAAAGTGCTTGACAGTGCGCCACCGGATCATAAAGATAAGGCCACGGACATACCAGCGGACGGGAAGCCGCAGACCTCGACCATATGAGAGCCGGGGATGTCTTCGAGTGGCCGCGTTTCTAGTGGCGCGGCCACTCAACACACTAGCCACTAGGACGAAAAGGGGAACAATGAAAGAACAGCCAGCACTCTTTGACCATATCGGCGACCTTAATCTAGACATGCCGCCGCACTCATGCACTGGCCTACTCTGCACATATTGCGAACGGTTCAATCGTGAGGACGCCCATACGCTAGCCATGATTGACCCTAAATGGCGGATGTTAGCGACGATCTACCGCAAAAACATCGCCATAGGTGGCCTCATGACAGCGGATGACTTGATCGAGCACATAGGGTTACCGGCGGGTTCGTCGAATCAAGTTGGCGCGCTATTCCGTTCATGGCATCAAGCCGGCCTCATCGCTTCACAAGGTAACTACGTGTTAAGCACACGGGAGTCTAATAACAGCCGTTCCATTCGGGTCTGGAGGCGGACAGCATGAGTAACGAACTATTAGGTGTTATATGCCTAGCCGTAGGCCTCACTATCGGACTCGCATGGGGACGCCTAGGCGGTCGAGGATGAGCGGATACAACCTCGACGGGTACATAGACGTACCTAGCCGAATAAAGTTGTTCAAGGCCGCATATCCGGATGGATCCTTACAAATGGATCCACCGGAGTTTGTCGAAGTTGAGGGCAAAAAATGGGTTATAGGCAGGGCATATGCCTACCGCACACCCGACGACCCACGGCCCGGCATTGGTACGGCGTGGGAAATAGTCCCCGGTACGACACCGTTCACTCGCGGGTCAGAGCTGCAAAACCTTGAAACGAGTTGTTGGGGGCGGTGCATCGGGGCCTTGGGAATCGGTGTGGACGCCAGTATTGCCACACTCGACGAGATCCAACACGCCACTGAACGCAAGAAAGTCATGCGAACAACAGAGGCCGACCCGGACGACCCGTGGACTACACAAGAACCACACCAATTTGTTGAGA